CATGTTATGTTGCTCACTAGACAATTTATCAGATTGATCTAACTCAATTTTAAAACTAGTTTCAGTTGGCAGTTTATTATACTTTGCAACGAACTTACCAGTCTCCTTAAACAGAGTCCGATAGATGCCTTCAAAGTACTCAGGTTTAATAAATGGTAATACCTTACGCATATACGCTTCATCATTGAGTATATGACGTAAGATTGTTTGTTCAAGATTAGTCTGCAACTTGGTCCTCTTTTTTATTTAATGTAACACTACCATCAGTGAGACCTACTTCAATGATTGCTTCCAATACAGCAGCAACGTGTTTTTGTAGATTAACATCTGATTCTGTTAAATCGGTATCCGGTGTGGTTACAATTCTAAAATTAAATGTCAGTTGATCTTTAATTTCATTGAAACCGATAGCATTATATTGCACCACAGTTTCAATGTAATCACCAGTCATGAACCTAACACCCCAAGCATCTTCATTATCCTGCAAGGGTGTTAGAACATAATCAACGTTTTCCTTAAATTCACTCTGCATCTGCGCCGACATATACATCTCTCTTAATCATATAGGTACGAGCCAAGTAATCGGCAAAGTCCGTAGTATCAAACAAAGGTTTCCAGAACTCTTCGTTCAGTGTTTCCTTCTCTCGGTACTTGCCCTCCAACATCTCTCCAGTAGACTTATCAACTTTTTGATACCATCCATTGCTAGGCTTAATAACGTAACCACCAGTGAGAGCAACGTCCAACAAACCAGACCAACGCTGGACACCACCTTCCCAGGAAACTGAGATAGGAATTTTTGATTTCTCTCGGACATATCGTGATTTCTCTACGTTAATGATAAAGTGGTAACCTTGAATTTCTGTACCGACTTTATCCTGTTGACGACCCAAGATCCAAATGTTATCTGCAGAGTAGTAAATACCAGTGCCACCAGAAACAATATCCTTAGGGAATAGACCAATTTCTTTATATGTGTGGTTTACAGCAATCATAGGAATATTTTTCATATTCAGATATGGTGTACACATACGGAAGAGACCTTTCAAGGCCTTGGCACGAGACATATCTGCCACTGATTTCTCATTGATAGCATCTTCCAATTCTTTCTTAGAAGCCAAGTTACCAACAGAGTCAATCACAACACATACCTTATCGCCACGGTTGATGCCCTCAAGCTGACCGATCAAGTCAAACTTAAGTTCTTCAACGTTAGTAATTGGAGTATGCAATACACGTGATGGGTCAATACCAAATTGTTCAAAATAAGACTGGGGTGAACCAAACTCAGAGTCATAGAATAGAATCACTGCCTCAGGATATGCTTTCAGATAGGCACTGGCCATAATGAGAGCAAATGACGTCTTAAAGTGTTTTGATGGACCTGCCAGAACAGTCAGACCAGGAGTCAGACCACCATCAATCTTACCAGACAGTGCAACGTTAATCATTGGCACCTCAGTGGCAACCATATCCTTCTCATTGAAGAATTTAGACTCTGATAGAATTGAAGTATGGTCTAACTTACTATTCTTTTTCAATTTATCCATAATGGACATATGATATATTCCTTATACAATATTGTAGTACGATTTGTACCATTCAACAAATTTAGCAACACCAACCTTAACCGATGTTGTTGGCTTATAACCAAGTGCCTGAAGTTTTGTAGTATCAGACCACGTAGCTTGTGTATCGGCGGGATGTTTCTCCACCATGTTCTTGATTGCCTCCTTACCAACATTCTTTTCAATTTCACTCACAAAGTCCATAAGTTGAACTTGTTCGCCGTAACCTATATTATATACTTCTTTTAGGTTCTGTGTCGTATTATTTGCTCTATTAATAACAATATTGATACCCTGGACAATATCACCGACATAAGTAAAGTCACGGATCATATCACCATAGTTAAATAAATTGATAGGTGTTTCTTCTATAATTGATTTGGTAAATGAGAACAGTGCCATGTCAGGACGACCCCAAGGACCGTAGACAGTAAAGAAACGAAGACCAATTGTTACTGGTATTTTACTTGCCATGAACTGTGCTTCATTGGTTGCCTTAGAGTAACCATAAGCATTAAGTTGGTAACCACACTTGTCACTTTCTTTCCAAGGTAGTTCATTGCCCGCCATTACACAGGATGTGGAAGCATAAATGATCTTATCAACACCACGTTTTTCACAAACTTCAATTAAGTTATGTGTACCATTAATGTTATTCTCTAGGTACAGACGTGGATGATCTAGTGAGTGACGTACACCAGCATAAGCACCCAAGTGCATTACAACATCAGGTGCAAAGGTACTAATGGCAAACTCAACATCAATAAGATTTACCAAGTCACCCCTGATAACCTCAATATCTTTTGCTTGCAGATTGGCAGCACGAGCATATTTGAGTTCAACATCATAATAGTCATTGTAATTATCAAAGCCACAAACAGTATGACCTTCTGCTTGTAGTTTAAGTGCAAGATGATACGCAATAAAACCAGCGCCACCTGTGATTAGAATTTTTGCCATTTATTTTTACCTTTCGATTGTTCGTACTGTTACGCCTGCTTCGTCAAACATGCTTTTAGAGAAATTCCATGAATCTTCCCATTTTTTAGGAATACCCTGTGTTTCGGTAATAATTTCTTTAATACCGACTTGGATAATACCTTTCGCACACTCAGAGCATGGAGGTAGACCATAGACATAAAGTGATGCACCATCAAGTGAAACACCATTATATGTAGCGTTATAGATTACATTCATCTCTGCATGAACCACGTACATATATTTAGTAGGTTTATCATTATACCTTTCGGCATAATCAAAAATACCTCTGGGAAATCCATTATAACCTTGAGCCAAAACATTGCGTTTTGGTCCAACGGCAACTGCACCAACTTTTGTTGATGGGTCTTTAGACCAAGATGCTACTTCTTTGGCAAGACGTAAGAATACTTGGTCCCAACTATCACGTTGTGACTCAACCAATGGTCCTTGATGGTTTCCAATTATCCCAAGCTGTGTTTGTTTCATCATAATTTAGTGGTTTATTTCGATCCGTATCATAGTAACATGGGTGGTGTTCATATGAATCGGTATTTACTGGTTTCAATTTCTCAAAATGAGACGGATTAGAATTGGACCAATTTACATGGGCCTTATTCCACTCATCAGGGGTTGCATCATTAAGTCGTCTTTTAGGTTCAGACATAACTTTTATCCTTGTGTGTGTTAATACACATTATATATGGATTATGCGATCTTGTAAACAACACCTTGAACTTTTTCACGATCATCCAATTCATAACCAGCACGTACCTCATTGTTTGCCTCAACAACGGCACGTAGAACACTCAGGCGATCGCTGTAGTCGATAAACGCCTTGGTATCCTTGGGGAAACACGCACCACCAAAACCACGGCGACCATCGTGACCAGGCACTCGAGTATGACTTGAACCGATACGAGGATCTTGAGCAACGGTGTTAATAACCGTCTGATAATCAAAGTTGTTATCCTGACAGACTTCCCAGATTTGATTAAAGAATCCAACCTTAGTCGAGAGATAAGAATTAATGGTATATTTTACCATCGATGCTTCTTCAGGGCGCATATAGAATGCTGGAGCAGTTGCACAAAGACTATATTGATCATAATATGAATGCAAAGTCTTACAAGTATTTAATTCGCCACCAAATACATGCATGGGTGGATTAACAAAATCCTCACTAGCATTTTTCTCTGTCAGAAACTCTGGGTTATAAACCAAATTAGGATGAGCAAGTTCAGTTAGAATACTTGGCACAACGGTGGACTTGATTGCCACGATTGCTTTATCCATAATACCATTTGACTTTAAATCAGCAATAACACTACGCAGGATAGAAAAATCACCAAAGGGTGTGGGGACTGCAATAAAGACCAAGTCGATATCTTTTTCAATATCAGCAACGCTGGTGCCATTTTTTGGATCAATGATTTGTTTTGTAGCACTACGTTTAGAAAAACCATAATCCACTGCTTGACCGACAAAACCGTGACCAACAATTGCAATTTTTAGAGACATATAAACTCCTTAAGTAAAATAGTATATAGTAAAATTAGGAAGTCAAGTCGGCAAGAATTTGCAACA